GAACTTCCAGTGGGGTCCAGTCGAAGAGGCAACATTAATTACAGACGAAGGAAGTCTAGCCTCGACTTTTGGTCAACCACGAGATAGTGCGGCTACTGATTATCTAACAGTGTCTCACTTCCTACAATACTCTCAAACAGCACAAGTTGTGCGTGCTATCGATACATCAGCAGCGAACGCAACAGATGGTGCTTTTGATAGTGATCCAACAATTAAAAATCTAACGAACTTTGAACAACAACAAAGTACTTTAGATACTGCTCAGCACACATTTATTGCTCGATTCCCAGGTGAATTGGGTAACTCAATTAAGGTTTCATACTGTCCAGCCACTCAAGGCGATTCAGCGTTTGATAACTGGGCTTATAACAATAACTTTGATGGCGCACCAGGCACATCAGCAGAAGCAGCAAAGTACGGCGCACTTCGGGATGAGATGCACGTTGTTGTTGTAGATGCTGACGGTAAATTGACAGGTACTACAGGTTCTATCCTAGAAACATATAACTTCTTGTCAATTGCTCGTGACGGTAAGCGTGACGATCAAACTAACATTTATATCAAAGATGTAATTAACGAAACATCAAACTATGTTTATCAAGCAGGATTTGGTTCAGCCAATAAATTCCCAGCTAAAGCAGGTACTGCTCTATCAGCACAGGATAGTGGAGCTGATTACGAAGATAACGATGCAGATGATGTAAGAACAATTACATTGCAAGATGGTGCTAACTCAGCAAGCTCATTGGCAGCAAGTGATTATAACACTGCAATGGAAAAGCTACAAGATAAAGACGAAGTAGAAGTCGATTTCTTGGTAGCACCAACAATGGCAACACAATCTGCTCAAGAATCAGTAGCAGAAAAAGCAAATACGATTGCAAATGCTCGTAAAGATTGTGTGGCATTGACTTCACCATCTACAGCCGATGTTGTAAATACAGCTTCAGCAAACGCGAATGCGATTACATTTGCAGGTCTACTACCTAGCTCATCATATCTAATCGTTGATAATAACCAACTAAAAGTATATGATAAGTACCACGATAAATACAGATTTATTCCTGGTGCAGCAGGTGTTGCTGGTCTAATGGCAGCGACAGATAACAACTATGGTGCATGGTACTCTCCAGCAGGTTATCGCCGTGGTGCTCTACTTGGTGTAGCAAATCTTGCTTACAATCCAACAAAAGCTAATCGTGATGCACTATATAAAGTGGGTATTAACCCAATTGCAAATATCCCTGGACAAGGTATTACTTTGTTTGGTGATAAAACACACTTCCTAAAACCATCAGCCTTCGATCGTATTAACGTACGTCGTCTGTTCTTGGTTGTTGAAAGAGCAGTAGAAAGAGCAGCTCAAAATGTTCTGTTTGAATTCAACGATGAGTTTACTCGTGCTGAATTCGTGAACGTTGTAGAACCATTCCTAAGAGAAATCAAAGGTCGTCGTGGTATTACTGATTTCCGTGTTGTATGTGACGAAACAAATAACACAGCAGCAGTAATCGATAGAAACGAATTTGTCGCTTCTATCTTCATCAAACCGGCACGTTCTATTAACTTCATCACATTGAACTTTGTGGCTACAAGAACCGGTGTTGACTTCGACGAAGTCGTCGGTAGAGTATAATAGCGTCAGAGGAGAATAGAAAATGGCTATTTTAGGAGTTGATGATTTTAAAGCCAAATTGAAAGGTGGCGGCGCTAGAGCAAATCTGTTCCAAGCAACGATCAACTTTCCGGCTTACGCGGATGGTGATGCTGAACTAACTTCATTTATGTGTGAAGCAGCTCAGTTGCCAGGTTCAACAATGGGTTTCATTGAGGTACCTTTCCGTGGTCGTAGATTGAAACTATCTGGGGATCGTACATTCGAACCTTGGACTGTAACAATTATTAATGACACAGAGATGTCAATTCGTAACGCTATGGAACGTTGGATGAATGGTATGAATTCACATTCAACAAACACAGGCCTTGCGAATCCACTTGCTTACGAAGCAGACTTGAAAGTCGACCAATTAGATAAAGCAAATGAAGTTATTAAAACTTACAATTTGCGTGGTGCTTTCCCGACTGCGGTCTCACCGATTGATGTAAGTTATGCATCAGAAAATGAAATCGAGAGATTTACGGTTGAGTTCCAGTTCCAATACTGGGAATCAAACACTACTAGTTAAGTGGTATAAATAATACTAATGTAGGGCCTCCGGGCCCTACTAATTTATTTAGGAATATCAAATGGCAGACAATAGTTTAACATTATTTGGTTTTGAAATTAAACGAGCCAATAAGAAGGCGGACAAAGAATTATTGCCTTCTATCGTACCTCCTCTTGACGAGGATGGTGCTGGTTACGTTACTGCTGCCGGTGCTCATTTTGGTACATACGTCGATATCGATGGAAGTGATAAAACCAAAGATGACCAACAATTAATTTTACAATATAGAGCAGTAGCAGTACATCCTGAAGTTGATGCTGCTGTCGAAGATATTATTAACGAATCTATTTCTTCTGCAAACAATGAACAAAACGTTGCTCTTGTATTAGATAAAGTAGAAGCACCAGATAATATTAAGAAACAGATTACAGAAGAGTTTGATAACATTTATCGTATGATTCAGTTCGGTGAACAGGGTCATGATATGTTTAAACGTTGGTATATTGACGGAAGAATGTATCATCATCTTGTAATTGACGATAAGAATCCAAAGGCAGGTATTCAAGAGGTACGTCCGATTGATGCATCTAAGATTCGTAAGGTCAAACAAGTTAAAAAAGAAAAAGATCCCACATCTGGTGTATCAATTATTAAAAACGTAGAAGAATTCTTTATCTATCAGGAAAAGCCTGGTGCTCAGACGCAAGGTGTAAAACTAACTACTGATTCTGTTTCTTACGTTACTTCTGGATTGTTAGATGAACGTCGTAAGAAGGTAGTATCACATCTACATAAAGCACTAAAGCCTATTAATCAATTACGTATGATGGAAGACTCACTTGTCATCTACAGACTAGCTAGAGCACCAGAACGCCGTATTTTCTATATTGATGTTGGTAACTTGCCTAAAGGTAAGTCAGAAGAATATATGAAAAATATTATGGCGAAGTACCGTAATAAACTAGTATATGATGCATCGACTGGTGCGATTAAAGATGATCGTAAACATATGTCAATGCTCGAAGACTTCTGGCTCCCTCGTCGTGAGGGTGGGCGTGGTACCGAGATCTCCACCCTGCCTGGAGGTGAAAACCTCGGCCAGATTGATGATATCATCTATTTTCAAAAAAGACTTTATAGAGCTCTAAATGTTCCGGTCAATAGACTAGAACAAGAGTCACAATTCTCATTAGGTAGATCGACTGAAATCAATCGTGATGAACTTAAGTTCCAAAAGTTTATTGATAGACTAAGATCTCGGTTTAATCATTTCTTCTTTAATATTCTGAAAAAACAGCTTATTCTTAAAGGTATAATTACTGAAGAAGATTGGAACGAATGGTCAAATGATATTGTTGTTGACTATATTAGAGATAACCACTTCACAGAACTACGTGATGCAGAACTATTAAGAGAACGCCTACAAACACTTGATGTTATGCAGCAATATGTCGGCGAGTTCTATTCAAAAGAATGGGTTATGAAAAACGTACTACAATTTGACGATGATGACATCAAGCAAATGAAAGATCAAATTGCTGATGAATTAAAAAGTGGCGAAATAGAGCCTGAACAAGGAGATGAAAATGAGTGATATTGAAACTATGATTGATTATGCAGCGAATCAGGACTTTAATGCTGCGAACAATGTATTTCAAGAATTGATTAACCAACGTATGACTGATGCACTTGATGCAGAAAAAGTCAATGTTGCTAATCAGATCTTTAATGGTGTAGAGCCAGAAGAAGCAGAGTTAGAAGACGAAGACTTCGAAGATGCTGAACAGCTAGAATTAGATTTAGATGACGATGACGAAGAATATACAGATTATGAATTTGACGAGATTCAAGATATGAATCAAGAAGGCAAAATCGAAGCCGGTATGCAAGATTATGAAGAAGAGTAAGTAATTTTATTTTACAAACTTGAAATATTATAAATAAATTCAAATGAAAGAATACGAATGAAAACGTTTAGTCAAATACGTGAAAGTTCTAAGAAGATGAAGATTGGTCGTATACCAGTTGAAGTCAAAAAGAATAAGAACATGTATGATGTTTTCATTGATGGCGATAAGCTAGACAGTTATAAGTCAGAAGCTGAAGCCGTTAAGATGGCGAAGGAATTCGTCAAACAATATAAAGGTTAAGAACATGAAGCTGATTGCAGAATATAATGACCAAAGTCTAGAGTGCATTGTCGAAGCCAAAGAAGGCGGCGGCAAGAATCACTTTATTGAAGGCATTTTTATGCAGTCAGAACAGAAAAACCGAAACGGACGTATCTATCCAAAGGCTATTATGGAGCAGGCAGTAGGTAAGTACGTTAAGGAACAAGTTAATACTAAGCGTGCTGTTGGTGAACTAAACCATCCAGATGGTCCAACAGTAAACTTAGATAAAGTATCCCACCTTATTACTAATCTTGAATGGAAAGGTAATGATGTTGTGGGTAAGGCACAAATTTTGGATACTCCAATGGGTAATATCGTTAAAGGTTTGCTTGAAGGTGGTGTTCAACTTGGTGTCTCAACTCGTGGTATGGGTAGCCTTGAGCAGCGTAACGGTACTATGTACGTCAAGGATGACTTTATTCTCAATACGGTTGATATCGTACAAGATCCATCTGCACCAACAGCTTTTGTTAATGGAATTATGGAAGGTGTTGAATGGGTTTGGAATAATGGAATCATTGAAGCTCAAGTAATTGAAGAAATGGAGACTGAAATTAAACAAGCTCCACGAGCGGATCTATATGAGACGCAGGTTCGTGAGTTTAAAAATTTCCTCTCGTTATTGAAAAGATCATAATTAGGAGTATCAATCATGACTGATCAAACATACGATCTGGATGTAGAGCTCGACGAGGAAATCGAAGAAGCTCATGATCCAAAAAATGCTGAAGCACAATCAATCGCTTCAGTAGATGCTGCCGAAGATAAAGGCCCTAAAGCTGCAAAGCGTAAGGGAGATAAAGACGGTGGCGAGAAAAAACCAATGCCTGCGGCAACAAAGGCAGCTGCACCACAAGCCGAGTCTATTGAATTTGATAGAGACTTTAGTGAAGACTTAAATGCTTTGGTGGAATCTGAGGCAACTCTTTCAGAAGAGTTTAAAGCCAAAACAGCTGTAATCTTTGAAGCAGCAGTAAAATCAAAACTTTCAGAAGAAATCGATCGCCTAGAAGGTGAGTACGCTCAGCAACTAGACGAAGAAGTTTCTTCAATCAAGAGTGATCTTGTAGAGAAAGTTGACAGCTACCTAAACTATGTAGTTGAGCAATGGATGGAAGACAACGCACTAGCGATTCAATCTGGCCTACGTACAGAAATCGCAGAAGGCTTTATGGGTAAGTTGCATGACTTGTTCGTAGAATCTTATGTTGAAGTTCCTGAATCCAAAGTTGACCTAATCGACGAACTAGCGGCTGATAACGAAGAGCTTGAAGAAAGCTACAACGATGCAGTTGCAAAAGCAATGGAACTAGCTGAAGAACTAGAATCATATAAGCGCGAAGCTATCATTCGTGAGGCATCTCGTGATCTAGCAGAAACTCAAGTTGCAAAGCTTAAGTCATTAGTAGAAGATATGGACTTCGTTGACGAAGCGACATTTGAATCAAAAGTTGCTACAGTTAAAGAATCATATTTCAAAAAGCAAACAGCTGAGTCAGTAATTGCTGAAGAGACAGAAGAAGAAACACTTTCTGAAGAAGTCTCAGACGTTATGGCACAGTATATCCAAGCAATCCGTAAACAACAAAAGTAATTAGGAGATCCTTAAATGGAAACTTATGATCGTCTCGTAGAGAAATGGTCTCCAGTACTGAACGAATCAGCAGCTGGCGACATCAAAGACGCACACAAGCGTGCAGTAACAGCTGTCGTTCTGGAGAACACAGAAAAAGCACTTCGTGAAGAGCGTGCACAACAAAACTTCTTGTCAGAAGCACCTGCAACATCTGTAGGTAACTCTTCTGTATCAAACTGGGATCCAGTATTGATTTCACTAGTACGTCGCGCAATGCCAAACATGGTTGCATATGACGTATGTGGTGTTCAGCCAATGGCTGGTCCAACAGGCTTGATCTTCGCAATGAAGTCACGTTATACAACTGGTACTACTGGTGCAACTGAAGCACTATTCAACGAAGCAGACACTACATTCGCTGGTGACTCTTCAGATACACAGAGTTCAGATCCATCAGGCCTAAGCGGTTTGACAGATTCTAACGGAGACTCATCTATCGACAACGACCGTGGTTCTAACCCAACATTTGGCGATGGTATGGCAACTGAGAAAGCTGAACTTTCAGGCGCATTCCGTAACATGGGCTTCACCATTGAGAAGCAAACTGTTACTGCGAAATCACGTGCATTGAAAGCAGAATACAGCCTAGAACTAGCACAAGACTTGAAAGCAATTCATGGTCTAGACGCTGAGACAGAATTGTCAAACATCTTGTCAACAGAAATCTTGGCTGAAATCAACCGTGAAGTTATCCGTACAATTAACGGTCAAGCTAAAACAGGTGCTGGCACAGCTAACACAGCAATCAACGGTATCTTTGACTTGTCAACAGATGCTGACGGCCGCTGGTCAGTTGAAAAATTCAAAGGTCTTCTAGTACAGCTAGACCGTGAAGCAAACCAAATCGCAAAAGACACACGTCGCGGTAAAGGTAACTTTGTTATCTGTTCTTCAGACGTTGCTTCTGCATTGGCAGCAGCAGGTGCTCTAGACTATGCACCAGCTCTATCAACAAACTTGAACGTTGACGACACAGGCAACACATTTGCTGGTGTTATCAATGGTCGTATGAAAGTTTACATCGACCCATATGCAACAGCTGATTATATCACTGTTGGTTATAAAGGTGCAAACCCATATGACGCAGGTGTGTTCTACTGCCCATACGTTCCACTAACAATGGTACGCGCAGTTGGTGAGAACGACTTCCAACCAAAAATTGGCTTCAAAACTCGTTACGGTATGGCTGCAAACCCATTCGTTCCAGGTGCGATTTCAAACAACGGTTTGGGTAATGCTCGTCAGAACCAATACTACCGTATCTTCCGCGTGGACAACATCCTACAATAAGAAGAATCGGAATAACCGATCAAACTGGGGCGCTTCGGCGCCCCTTTTTTATGGGATAAATAATATTTTAATTATGAGGTTATTATGGATTTAAGATCATTAGTAGTGAAAAGCAATTTAACCATTGATAAAGCTTACTTAAGTGAATGTATTAGTATTATCAAAGATATTGGTGATGAAATGAATAAATCATCAAATCTGAAATGTGATATGACATCATATGATAGTCTAGTAGAGCATGAATCATTTCAAAAAATAAGAGATATAATACTTGATAGAGTAAGTGAATATCATTTATTTAGTGGTGTTCCTAAAGAATTATTTCATATTAGTAGCATGTGGGGTGCTTATTATGATATTGGTGAAGAAGCAGTAGAACACCAGCATTTACCTAATCTACTATCATTTTGTTTGTATCTAAACGTAGATGAAAATTCATCGCCTATTATTTTTAGAGATGTAGATGATGAATATGTTATTCAACCAGATATTGGTGATATTGTCATATTTCCTTCATGGCTTTTGCATAGCGTACCGAAACACAATGAGAAGACAAATAGAGTTGTGATTTCTGGTAACTTAGAAATACTGTTTGAAACTCAAATGGGGTATAATATTTCGATCTCAGGTATGCAAACAATGCCTAAAAATTTCTTTTTTTCTTAAGCCATTGATTTCAAACGAAAAGAAATTTGTATTCTTCGGCGCTTTTTTGTGTACATTCAACTCGTAATATGTTAGTATGAATATATCAAATGAAGGAGAATACTATGTTACTACCAAATGGCTCAGCAATCAAGCAAGATGTAATCGATAGCTTCAACCGTGCAGTTGAGCAATCAGAAAATATCGAGCAAGGTATCGGAACAACTGGTTTCTGGGATTTTGTAAATGCTGATATGCATTTTGATTTGAAAGTTTGGTATAATGCACAATACATCGATGAGTGTTTTGATGTATTAGCAGATGATTATGAAGGAGTATAATATGACAATAAATCAAGTACTATTGGGAATAGCTATTGGATTAGGAATGGTTTGGATTGATATGAACTTTATACCAGGAGGTATGTACTAATGAAAATAGCATTACAGATTGTAGGATCTTTACTCATAATCGGACTTATAGGTTGGTACACAGTGCATACTTGGTCTGATTGCTTAGAAGAAAATTCAGTTATAACATGCATGCGAATGCTAAGTAAATGAGCCTCTAATGAGGCTTTTTTTATGATATAAATAGATTAAAGTTTTCTGGAGAATAGAATGTCTGAACTAAGGCCAGCGGCATCAGTAAGTGTCTCAGCGACATCGAATGAGAGTGCCTTAAATAATATCAATATCTTACAGCCTAATGCGTTTAGGCTATCAATAGATCGTAAATATTTTCCTAACTTAGAGTTCTTTGCACAGTCAGTAGTACACCCTGATGTGACTGCCACGGCAGCTGAGACCGCATTCAGACGCACGCGTGTACCATTTGCCGCAGATAAACTTGAATTCGGAGAATTTGTTGCAAACATCATACTCGATGAAAACTTAAATTCATATACAGAAATGTTCAACTGGGTAAATCGTTTGGTTGATCAAAAAGAAATCAATGCTCTTGATGCATCTCAAGCTATTCCACCAACTGAGTGTGATATTACAGTTTCGATTTTATCAAGCCACAATAATACAGTCAGAACAATTAAATATATAGACTGTGTTCCTACAGGATTGGGTTCTATTCAGTTAGAAGCACTGTCTGGACCAGATCAATATATAACATATGCAGCGACATTCCGTTACTCGTACTTTGAACTAACCTAACTTTAG